TTGCATCGTTTTCATCATGAGAAACTTTTGATGGAAGATAGTTTATACCACCTTCATTAAATTTTTTTATTTCAGCTAAACCACCTGTTCTTAAACCTTGTTTAACTAATGAATATGGACCCATTCGTGGATCATCTTTACCTGCTTCTTCAGGTGCATAAACTTTTTCATAAGCTTTTTCTTCGCCTGTAGTTGGATCGATATAAGTGTATCCAGGTCTTTGATCTCTCATATCTAAATAACTCATATTGTAACCAGGCATATAAATATCTGTAGGTTGGTTATCGAAAGCACCTAATCCGTAAGTTGCAGCAGCAATCGCAGCTGAAGTTTTAAATGGATCGTATTTACCAGTTTGTTTATCTTTCAAAATATCTAAAAGACTTCCACCTTGTTGTTGATTATCTAAACCAGCAGCTTTTTGATATGACAATTCATTTTGATAAGGTACACTTGTTGGTGCAACTTGCATACCTAAAGTTCTAGCTATATTTCCACCAGCAGCCGTTTGAGTAAAGCTAGGTACATAATTAGCTGAAGCAACATTTCCAAAACCTGCCTTTCCAGCAAAACCACCTAATTGACCTAAATTGTATCCTGCATAAGCACCTGTTATACCACCTAGTATTCTTCCTAGTCCTGATGCTCCTGAATCTTTTGCTCCTTTGTATCCTTTGTAACCACCGTAAGCGGCCATTGCGTAAGGTAAAAACTGTAGCATTTATTAAATTCTCCTTTTAAGATCTTAAGTATGAAATAATACCATTTTACTTAGCGAGTTTCAACTCATCGAGAAAACAACCTTCGTATTGGTGTTCTCCCACATGTATAATAGGGTCATTGACATAGACGTAGCATTTACCACCAATGTCCTTCCAAAGCTTACAGAATGAGAAATCTTCACCTAAGTAAGTCTTAGTTTCAGGATCATGTATACAATCAAAAAAGTTCCATAGATTAGGTCTATCTACATACTCACCATTTATTACTGTCTTTTGAACTATGTTTTTATCTGGATATTTTTCTATCATCTTATCAAACACACTTCTGTTAATTAACATACATCCTGTAGGACTATGTGTAACTTCCATAACACCATTATCTAGTTTTATATTCTCAGGGTTCTCTACTTTCATAGGGTAAGTATTTAACCACCTGTGTATATCTCCAGGGTTTTTAACTGCACCATCATTCCATTTTTTATAAAGCTTATCCCACATCATTGTTTTAAGAGGATAAGGAATAGAGATTAATTCTTTATCTAGATCTAGCATTTTTATAATAGAGTCTGCTCTAAAATATATATCGGAATCTACAAATAACATGTGTGTGCAACTAGATTCTAAAAAAGCTGAAACACATAAGTTTCTTCCTTGTGTTACCAAAGATGATTTTAACAAAGTAAATGTAATTCTAATTCCTTTTTTAATGCAAAGTTGTTGTAATTCTAGAAGAGCTTGTGTGTAATGCATAGTCACATCACTATGGCAAGGCGTACAAATCATTATACTATATTTTGATTTAACTTCTTTTTTTGTTTCTTTTTGTCCGGTGTCCGGTTTCCACATAGGAAGAGTGGCTTTTTCGTATGGGGTTACCTCAACTTCTTTAAGTGTTTGGTAAGTATCCTCATTTATTGTTTCTTTCATTCAAAGCTCCTTTCAGAAAGTTAGTCCACTCCATACCCTTTTTTTTCCAATTATAAAATCTTTTATAAAACTTTTGTTGTTCTTCTAAATGGTCTTGCATAAAACCTTCGTGTAAATAATCAGCAGCTATGTTAATTGCTCCTGCAGTATCTTGTGCCATTTGTTCATAATTTGTTGAATAATTAATGTATACAGGCCACTCAGCACATGTTTCATATAAAGCTCCAAAGTTATTTGTAATTACATGCACTCCAGATGCTAAAGCTTCAAGTGCTGATGCACATGATGTTTCTTCAAAAATGGATGGATATACAAACATATCATAACTAGGCATTACTTCTCTAATATATTCATTTGGTTTATAGCCAATGTAATTTACATTAGGTAATTTTCTAGCTTGTTCGTATAGTGCTTCAAAATCTTTCTCAGTTTTCTTTTCAAATTCAGATCCGTAAACTTTACACGAACTATAAACGTCTAGTTTTATATTAGGATTTTCAATTTCTTGCATCGCACGTAATAAAACATTTAGACCTCTCCAAGGAGTGCAATGGTGTATTAATTTTATAGGACCTCCTCTTTTGTATTTCTTTCTTATTGGAAAATTATCTATACCATTTTTTATTACTACAGATTTTTCTGTTGGGATATCGAAAGCATATCTAAATTTTTCATAGTTCCAATGACTATTAAATACATACCAATCATACTCTTTATGTCTTTCTTTATCTCCAAAAAAATTTTGTAGGTTAGGTTGATCCCAAGAATTTTTTTGCCATAAAATATTTAATTTATCTGGATCTATGGGAACTTTACCGGGTATTGATGTGCAAATTTGTACTTGATCTAGTAGTTCTTTAGAAACATGCTTATGGAGCATCTCCATTTGGATTTCTGTTGCTCCTCGAGGTTGCATTATTTTTTTGTGGCAGCACCCATAGTAACTTTAGTAACTTTGATTTCAAGGTCTTGTCTAAAGTCATCCACAGTAGTATCAGTATTGGGATCAGCAACATCAGCATCAAAATCATCTTTACTAGCATATATTTTACCAGTCCTTTTATGTTTAACAATTTCTTTAGCTTCAGCTGGTATTTTAATTATATCACTCATTTTTGTCTACGTCCTTGTCTATTGTATTTTTTATTGTGTTGCAACTTCTTTTTTTTGTTTGGGCTCTTCACGTGTTTTCTAGGTCGTTTCCTAGGTTTATCTCTTTGAACAAAATCTTTAAATTTTCTAGCCATTTTCTTGCGATCTATCTATAAGCGCATAACTTATAATACCAGTGACTTCATTAGCTGACCCTGCTTGCATAGATAAAATATCACTAGCCTCTAAATTTAAAGAACTCTTAACCATATTAACAGTTTCTTTATTTAATTCTTCATATGAAATTTTAACAGCAGATCCCCCTGATTTAGTCACTATTGCATGAGTATCTACATTACTAGCAGTGTCATGAACAGCTTGTATGCTTTTAACAATAATAGTTGCATCACTTGGACACGTTAAAACTGGAGTAACGTTAGTAGTTGTTAAATCAAATGTTTCGCTTTTATATCTTATTGTCATTGCATAAAGTAATTAAACGAATCTTGTTCGTTTTTCAAGTCTTGTTGGTATGAAGTATTTAATTGATTTTCAATAGTTGCAAGACCTTGATTTATTTGTCTGAAACCTTCTACACTATATTCTTGTGGTGGTTCAGGTACATACACGTTAATTTTAGCCATGTAATGCTTTTCCTCTCTCCGAAGAATCAAACCCCTGAGATGAAGTACTTGGTGCACTTTGATTTGCTCCACCAGGTCCATCATTTCTTCCTCTATCTCCTGTAGAAGAACCTTGATTATCTAATCTTTGTTGAATTTGTTTAATTTCATTTCTACGTTGATCTGATATTATTTGTTTTTGCATTCTTTTGTTTTGTAAATAATTAGATATTAAACCAGACCTGCCAGTTAAGGCAGAAATACCAATTAAAGGATTTATTGAAGTTCCCAACATAGTTGATCCTAAAGTTTCTAATCCAATTTTTTCACCAATTTTATTTAAAGCAATATTTTTAAGTACGTTTCCACCTATTGTTTTAAAATCTGGTAAAGTCATACCTTCATCTACTAAAGGAGCTATGCCTTGAGGTTGTAATTGTTCGCCTGGTACTAATAAATCCGGTTCCATTATCTTCTACCATCTGGGTTTACATCAGCTCTAAAAGTTCCAAATCTCCATGTTTCATCAACTGCTGTGTTTTGTATTTTTAAATTTGCCAATCTTCCTCTAGCTCTTGTATCAATTTTACTTGTAGATGAGTTTATAGTAAAAGGTCCTAATTGTGAAGAAGTTCCAGAATCAATAGGAAAATTTTTTAAAAATATTGTCACTATTGCATTACCTTGTAAATTTTTAAAATCAGGTAAAAACCTACTGACTCGTAACATAAATTGACCATCTCCTTCTGTAGGTAAATCAAAATCACCTGATTGTATAAATGCAGGTATTGCTGTCTCAGTTCCGTTTAAAGCTATTTCATTCGTACCTATTTCATGACCATAATAGGTAGAAGAACCAAAAGTATTTGTTGCACCGTTTAAATTTGAAATTGTTGGCGTAGCACTTGAGTCATATTCTGTTGCGTAAGGTACATCATATGTGCTTGCATCAGCATAAGAACTTCGTGCAAGAGACATTACTGACCATATGTTTTCTACATAATTATAAACAACAGCTCTATTGTTTTGTACAGCAGGATTACCTGAAGGAGTACCTGCTGGATAGAACCAAATTATTTCGTTAAATAATGAATTATGTGACCCATATATAATTTCATTAGATGAATAGTTTATTCCTATATTTGATCCGGTGGTCGTGAATACAAAATCTTCAACAAGTGAAGGAAGTAATTTAACGGTACCATCGAATACAAAAAAACCACCGCCAGCTCCCATCCAAAATACTTTACCATCTGCATATACAGTTGCGTGCTGACCAATACATCCACAGTTTGAACCCACTTGTCTAATGGAGAAAGTGAATGGTGGTCCTACAAACTGCATAGTGTATGCTGCTTGGTCTGTTAAAATCAAATTATAATCTTTACCAGATACTGCTGCTACAATTTTATTACCTGTATCAAGTCTAAATGTACCTGCAGTATTTACAGAGGTAGGCTGATAAACGCTAAAGTTTTCTTGATCACTAAATCTAATAAACATAGGATCTTGTGTGGTAGAATCCCCAATAGTTGTTTCAGTTCCAAAATGAACAACGTGTCTATCCCTATCTGAAGTTATTGTTAACCTTGATGCTGTCGGAGCACCTGTCATTATTACTGCTCTTTGTTCCAATGGATTTGAAACACCTGGATTCCAAACAAATGTTTTACCGTCTTTTACTGTTGCTATTAATTGTTGTCCAAAATTATCTAAAGACCATGTACCAGGATCAAGTATAACTGAAGAACTTGTTGTAGCTGATCCCCAAGTCCCCCTACTCCATGTGCCTGTACCCCAACCATAACCATATGTTTGAATTGTTGGACCTATTTCTTCATAAGGATTTATTGAAGCTCCCCCTGCAGAAGACATTCCTGTTCCTGTTTCAGTTGTAGCCATTTTAATAGTAAACGAATTAGTAGCTGTAGATAATACTTCAAAAGTAAAACCAGTAAAATCTGTAGTGTTATATCTTGTGACAGTTGCTTCTCTAACAGCTGCACCACTTGAATGAGATGATGCAGTAGTGCTATTTGTACCTCTAGTACATCCTGTTAAATCGTTTGAAGACTTTCCTGTATATGTAATTAATTCATCGCCAATTCTTACAGTACCTGCTGCAGAAAAACCTGTAGAACTTGTCAGCGTAATTGTGGTAACAGAATTATTTATACTTCCATTAAGCGTAGTAGCTTGTCCTGGTACTGTTACGGATGTAAATGTAATATAATCTCCAACTTCAAGAACGTGACTTGATTTATTTACTGTTACAATATCTGATCCATTTGTAGATGTAAAAGTTGCACCTGTTATAGCTGTCTCTAAAGGAGTTACATCATAAAATTTATCTTCAAAATAAATATACAAAGCTTTAGAAGTGCCAAGTGCAGCATATTTATTTCCTTCTAAATCTGTCCAAGTATGTTGAGCACGTGTTGGTCCTGCGATAGTTTCTTGACCAATAGCTGTGAAGCCACCAATTTTTTCTGGTTGACCATATCTAAATCTTACAAAGTCACCGTCTATCCATTGACCTTCTGCTCCTGAAGGAGTATCTGCTTTATTTATTCCTGGTCGAATAGTTACGTTTGTTAAAGGCATAAGCCATTTTACATCATTTTAGAGCTTCATCCAAGTAGCAGGGTTAGGTATTAAAATCTCACTCACTTTGTTTTTTTGAGATGTCATAATAATATCTCCACTTATTGATATACGTGGTGACTTTTCTTCTGTTTTTTGTGTTCCATGTTTAAGTGAACTAGGAAATATAATTAATTGACCAGGCTCGTTATTTATTATTAAGTTTTGATGATTTTGATCATTCCATTCTGTTGCTTCTGGCATATAGAATCTTTGAGTTGGCTCATAAAATGTAAGAGAAGAATGATTTTTATTTTTAAGTACATAGT